TAAATACAGCATTAACATGAAAATAAGAAGAGTTAGCATAACTGCCAGATGTTACTGCTCTTTGATCTGCGGTGTTAGAAATACCAAATGCTGAGTTGGCATAATCACCAGACGTTACTGCTCTTTGATCAGAAGTATTAGCAACACCAAATGCTGAGTTTGCATAGTTACCAGATGTTACTGCTCTTTGGTCAGCAGTATTAGCTGCATCGTAAGCTGCATTAGCGTATAAAGATCCACCAAATGTTAAAGTATTTGCAGTAACACTTGTAATTGTAATTGTACCCGTTCCATTACCAAATGCTTGTATAGAATTATAATTTGCAAGTGATAATTGTGCATTTAAATTTGCTAATAAGTAAGAACTATTTGAATTGTCATATGCTCGGTGAGCAGTTAAATTAGCAGTATTTGCTGTGTTAGAAGAAGCCAAAATAAAATCATTATCAAGACCTATAATTTCACCTAAATTTGTATATGTTGTACCGTCATTTGTAAATTGCCATTTATCTGAAGTTTCATTCCATCTGACTTGAACTGGTAATTCATCACCTCTTAAAATTCTAATACCAGCATTTTGTGTTGGATTTCCTACCGTTCCAAAACTTAAATCTAAAACAGGATCGTTTGTTCTAAGTGTAGAAACTTGTAAAGAAGCCGTGCAACCAGAAACTGTAAGATTTCCATTGATTGTCATATCACCTGTAATTGTACCACCAACACTCACATTTAAAGAATTATTTGCACGAACAAAAGCTGAGTTAGCATAGTTACCAGCACTTAATGCTTTTTGGTCAGCAGTTGCAGCATTTGTTGTTGCTGTATTTGCTTGTGCATAAGCCGATTCGGCAATTGGTATAGATGCTTCAACTGCATCATTTATTTGTTTTAATGTGATCTTTCTTGTACTATCACTTACATCATCAAAAACTGGAATAAAAGTTAATTCTAAGTTTGCACTTGGATCTAATGGTGTTAATTGTGATATTTTTTTGGTTGCCATCTTAAGCCTCTAGTTTAAATCTTGAATCTTCTGTAATTAATTCAAATCCATCTTCTGTTATTAAAATTATAGCTTGTGGTGTACTTGGATCTGTTGTCTCTTCTGAAAAACCAAACTCATCATCTATTTCAGCTGTAGGTGGATTTGGAGTTGTTTTTGTTTCTAATATTTTGTTATTACTCGTAGATATGTAATTTGTTGGATCTTCAGAAAGGTATATATTAGTATTGGCCTGGCGAATGTATCTACTTGTATTGACTGATGGCCAAATGTAACCTTTAACTGTAAATTCTAAATCCCATGTGATCAATCTTGTTGTCATGAAGTCACCTTCATAATCTGTAGTAGGATTTACTGAATTTAATATAATTGGTAAATCATATTTTTGATTCATTTCAGGTATAAAATCTACAGTCACATTAAAATCTGGTGTAAAAAATGGTAATATCTGTTCTAATATTTGTGTGCCGTCTTCGGTATTTCGTACATAAATTGATAATGAAAAATTAAAATCATATGGTATTGGTGCAAATTGTGTATTTAAACGAGTAGAAGTATTTGCAGTTGCTGGAGCAAAATTTCTCAACGAAGTCATTTGTTTTCTTGAAGCATCATAACTAATGCCGGTCATTTCAAAAGATATTCTTGGCACAACAATTTGAACTGATTTTGTTAAATCTGGATCAGTTGTAATTCTTGTCATGTACTTTTCTTTTGAACCATAAGAAAGAGGTACTTTAAATCTTTCTCTTTCTGTTCGTTGGTCTTTCGTATAACGAACTAATTGTATATCATTAAAAATTGTGCCAAATGCAACAACAATTTTTCTTATTGTTCGGTGATAAAAATGTCTGTTACTTAACATCAAGGTTCTCCGAACGGATTAGATTCTGTAAAGTCTATAATTAAATCAGCTTCTTTTTCTATTACTCTGTTATCTGTAGAATCTTCAAACAAATTACTATCTTCTGGGAAACTATCTGCAGCTTCATCCATTGCCCAAACAGCACCACTTGTTACACCAATTAAATTTCTATTTGGAACAAATAAACCTTTCTTTCTTACAACATCAACATATCTTGCAGGATTCCAAGTGTGAACAATTGCTTGTGCGGTTGAATTTGCTAAATTTGCTCCTTGATATATGATTTCACCAGGTACAAATGTTCCTGTGCCACTTGTTGGAACAGAAAGTCTTGTTCTACGATAAAGTTCAAATGCTTCATCATCTATTTCTTGTTTACCAGTTTCAATAATCTCATCAGAAAATACAAACTGTTTTAGTTTCAGCGCATAAACATAGACATTACCACCACGACCACGACCCAAAGTATAGAACATGGCTTGATCGTTTTCATGTTCTACAAAAGTAATTTCAAAAAAGTTTTTTAGTAGTGGTACATAAATTAAATCACCTTCTCTAGGTCTTGTTGGTGCATTGTTTTCTGTGGCAACAATGTCACCAATTCTTGGCCGATTGAAGTTTGTAGAACCAACAGAATATTTAAATCTACGGCGAGAAACAAGTAATGTAATCTCATCACGAATTTCTAAACCAAACTTAGAAACAAAGTCACCTTCACCATCCATACCTGTTACATTTTCCAGATATACTTCAATTGGATGTGCAGAAACAAATTGTTTGAGAGTATCTTCACCATATAACATATCAATACCATCGGGATCTCTTGTTGTTCTTGGTAAATAATATACATCCATACCATAAATTCCCATAGCTTCAATTACAAGGTCTTCAACAAGAAGTTGTTCTTGTGTTATTTGGTCTTGAGGAAAAGGTTGGAAATAAAAATTTGTAGCCAAGATTAACCCATCATAAAGTCGTTAGGTAATACATTATACGATTGCATCTCTTCTTCAATCTTATCAATCTCTCTTTGAGCTTCTTCCATTATTCTTGGTCCGTCTAATGTGACACCACCTGGCATTTGAATACCAGCAAACTTACTTAAATTAGAACCCCATTGATATTTTATTTTGGCTGTTGCATATTGTTTAAGGAATCTATCATCCCAAACATCAGATACTCCAGCTTTTGTTGCAGTAACACCAGAAACGTTTGCAGAAAGACTGTTGACAATTTCTATTTCTGTTGGTGAATTAATTTTTCTTATTTGTATTTGTTGACCATTAGATAAAGTAATAAAATCATTTTCTATTACTTCTTGGTCAAATACTGTTGATGTACCAATTAATGTATTTGAACTTGTGTTGCCTGTAATTGTACCTGTCAAAGTAATTGTGTCTGGATCCAATTTTCTATAACATTCAACAATTACATATTCGCCTGGTTTTACATCTCTAGACCAATCAATATCTAACATTACTCTATTTTGATGGCGATTAAATCTAAATTGTGGAGTGCCAGAAAAAAGAAGATTGAGAGTTCTTATGTGTTGCATTGTAATTTCATAAGACACATAAGAAACGGATGTGAAGTCATAAAGATCGTGTAAACGAAGTTGATATCTCAAATCAAACATATTGATTGAAGAATTAGAGTCGTCAAAAGGAAGAACACCAGTTACAGCAATGACTGCATCTGGACAATAAATCCATTTGCGGTCAATATCGGTTTGAGTGATTTGATGCTTCATGTAAAGTTTTTCGCAACCATCAAAATGATAGTCATGGAAAAACTGAAGTGCATCATCAATACGATCTTCTACCTGGTCATCATCAACATTGATTTGAATGACAGGCCAACCAAGTCGGCGCAGGCAATAATCTTTGAATTGTGCTCTTGTGGTGGGTCTAGCCATAAATTCTCCTTGATAGAGTATTTATGCTTATGATAAATTAAAGATTATAATTTTTATGCTACTGCTGTGGTTCCATGGTCGCCCATTGAAGTTTTACTAGCTGTTAATGGACCTCTAGAAGAAGATGTTGATGTATCGTTTGCATAGTCTATTCTACTTACAGTTGAAACATTAGGAGATTCTCCACCTGCATTCCATCCATAATTTGAATCTCCTGTCGCAGAAGAAAATCTAACAGAATTTACTAAAGGACCTCTAACAGAATTTGTAGTTGTATCGGAAGAAAATGTTAACCTATCAACTAAACTTTTTATTGGACTAGGACCTCCTCCTAAAAACCACCCATAAGTTGAATTTTCAGATGACGCAAAATAAGATCTAGTTGCACTTAATCTTCCTCTTGATATTGCATTTGTTGTGTCTGTGCTAAAAGTCGTTCTATCTATTAAAGAT